AGCATTAAAACTATTTTATGCTGATCCGACTCGATATGATGTATGTTGGTTTGTACATACTAAAGGCGGATTTAATAGTAGAGATGTTGAACGACACACATACATTCATGATTTTTTCGGTCGAAGAAATCAAATTGAATCAAAATTTCAAAATCATGAATATTTAGGCGTATATGGTTATCGAGCTGGCGAATATTGGATTGATCATTCCAACCCAGTTGAACCTCATATAACAAATTCATTTATGCACGCACTATGGTCAACTGAGCCAGTTATAGATGATTTTACATGCGAATTTTGTCATGTTATTATTGTAGAAACAATGTTTGCACTAAATGCAAAATTAATGTATAAGTTCTTAGATAGATATTCAAATTTCTTTGATACGAAACTTCGACGCTACTTCTTTGAATGTGAAATTTCAAATTTTTTATCAACAAGATCCGGATATTATCAAGGTTTAGTCAAAGGCAATTGGGCCACCGGTGCTAGCATGCAACCTATGATAGATGAATGGATTTCAAAAAATCAATTAACATATTTGGAAACATATAAACAAACAGTAGGATTATAATATGGAAACGATAGTACTCTATACAAAATCTTATTCAGGTGATTTAAAAAGATTGTTAGTATCAATTGAATCAATTAAAAAACATAATGTAGATAATATACCATATTATGTATCCGTTCCTAAATCAGAATTGGAATTATTTAAACAAAATATTGATACTACATATGTAAATTTAATAGCTGATGAAGATATTTTATCAAAAAACATTGATCAAAGCTGGCATACACAACAAATTATAAAAAGTAGTTTTTGGAAATTAGGTGTATGTAAAAATTACGTAATGCTTGATTCTGATTCATATTTTATTCGAGATTTTAAACAATCGGATTTTATGTATAATGATGAAACGCCATATACTGTAATGCATGAACAAAAAGATCTTTTTGCTTGGACATCTAAATTTGGACAATCCATGTTAGGGTTCAACCCATATCAAAGTTTCAAACAAGATAGAATGCGAATCATGGAAATATTTGGAAGATCTGGAAGGATTTATGATTTCGGCCCGGGCCCGATTATTTGGAGTAGCAAAGTATGGGAAAGTTTAGAAACAGAATATTTGCAACCAAACAACTTACAATTTGAAACATTGATTGAATTTTGTCCATCAGAATTTTCTTGGTATGGCGAATGGTTATTAACAAATAAAGTTATAGATTTAATGCCTATAGAACCTATATTCAAATTCTTTCATTATGAACAATTATATCAATATTATAAACAATTAGGGTTTTCGGAATTAGATTTTACAGAGCAATATATGGGTATTGTAATGCAATCTAATTGGAATGCACCATTAAGGTATTAAAAATATGAATATATTAGTAACAGGAGGAGCTGGCTTTGTCGGCAGCAATTTAGTTAAACGATTAAAATCTGAAGGTCATCGTATTGTAGTTATAGATAACTATAGTGCAGGTAAACATGAAAATGAAATACAAGGTGTAACATATATCAAAGATCATACAAAAAATATCAATAATATTGATTTACCATTTGATCCTAATGTAGTATTTCATTTAGGCGAATATTCTAGAATACACCCATCGTTTGAGGAATATGAACGCGTATGGGATTACAATACAGTTGGAACATTTCAAGTAGTTAATTTTTGTATGAAACGAAATATAAAAATTATTTATGCAGCTTCTAGTACAAGATTCGCATCAGAAGGAACTGATCATTCTCCTTATTCATTAAGTAAATCAATGAGTATTGATTTAGTTAAATCATTTGCAAAATGGTATGGATCTAAATATGCAATTTGTTATTTTTATAACGTGTTTGGTCCCGGACATGATAGTTCACCCGTACCGGGATATGAATCTGTAATAAGTGTATTCGAAACGCAATATAAAAATAATGAACCAATAACAATTGTCGGCACTGGTGCACAACGAAGAATGTTTACATATGTAGATGATATTGTTGATGGTTTGATTAAAGCATGGCAATATGAATCTAACGATGAATTTGATTTAGTTAATCCAATATCATTTTCTATATTAGAAATAGCAAAATTATTTTCAGATAACATTGTATTTATAAAACCTAGGTTAGGTGATCGATCAGAAAGTGATCCGCAAACATACAATGAAACATGTAGTAAATTAAATTGGAAACCAACGATATCGGTAGACCAATGGATAAAAAATAATATAAAATAAAAAGGAAACTATGAACCCAATTTTTTTAAGAAATGTTCCGCCGCCGTTGGAAACATTTGACCATGTTGCATTATTAGAATTTTTTGCAAGTTGGATTAAACCAGAACGATATTTAGAATTAGGTGTGAGAGATGGTCGGTGTTTTACTAGAATACAGCCACATTGTTCATTAGCTATTTCAGTAGATATGGCACCAGTGCCATTATCACCAGCTCCTAATATAGAAATACATCAGATGACAACTGACGCATACTTGGAGTATGCACGTAATGAAAATTTACAATTTGATATGGTATTTATTGATGCAGATCATAGCTACGAACAATCATATCAAGATTTTATCAATGTTAAAGATTTAGTAATTGAAGATGGATTCATATTCTTTCACGACACATATCCATATGCAGAATATATGTTAGATGCTACAATGTCTCACGATTGTTATAAAACACCATTGCAAATCAAAAAACAATTTACTAAACAATTTGAAATTGTTACATTACCATTTAATCCTGGTGTTACCATATGTAAAAAAGTTGCTAGCAAAGATTTACCGTGGATGTAAAATGTCTTGGAAAATTAAATAAAAATCATTATTATATAATAACATATGAAAAACATACCTATAGTAATTTTAAATAAAGATAGATTAGATCCACTTAAAATGTTAGTTAACTCACTAACACAGCGAGGTTATAACAACATCATTATTATTGATAATCAAACAACATATCAGCCAACATTAGATTGGTATGAACAATGTGGAGTAACTGTTTTTAAAAATACAATAGATCAAACTTTGTATGATACTGGTACGTTTTATAGATTAGCATATGAAATAAATCATCCAATATTTTCTGAAATAGTCAAAGATTTTTATGTATTTACTGATTCAGATGTAGTACCGATCGATGCCGCGCCAGATGATTTTATTGATAGTATGATTGAAGTTTGTAAGAATTTTAATGTTGCAAAAGTTGGATTAGGTTTAAAGATTGATGATTTACCTGATACTGAATTTAGTAAACATATTATTTCATTAGAATCTTCATTTTGGCAAAATAAAATTTCGCATCCAACATATGAATTATATCATGCGGCAGTAGATACGACATTTGCTGTATATGCGCCAAATACTAAACCATTATTAGATTGTGAAGTTATTCGAATGGCTGGAAATTTTATGGCAAAACATATGCCATGGTATTATGACATTAAAAATATGCCAGCAGATGAGACATATTATTTAGAAAATTTACATGATGGAAGAGGTCCATCATATTCTCCAAAAGTTAAACAAATGATTCAATCAAAAAAGGTGAACGATGAACAATAAAAAAATTCTTTTAATAGGTGGTACGGGTGCTTTAGGTAAAACATTGATTAGTTTATATCAAAATAATAATATTATCAAAGTTTTAAGTCGCGACGAACACAAACAAGTTGCAATGGAAGCAAACCCAATATATACAAACAATGTTTCATATATGATTGGAGATGTTAAAGATAAGAATTCAATTCTAAATGCAATTGAAGATTTTAAACCACATATTATTATCAACACAGCTGCATTGAAACATGTTCCGATTTGTGAATTTAATCCATATGAATCAGTAAATGTTAATATTATCGGACATCAAAATTTATTAGAAGCGGTTAGACGAAGTATTCATAAAATTGAAACATTAATCTATATTTCATCTGATAAAGCATGTAAACCAGTAAATGTATATGGAATGTCAAAAGCAATTTCAGAACGTATGTATATTGAATTTGCGAAGAAACAAAATGATATCAAAGTTTGTTTAGTTCGTTACGGAAATGTATTAGAATCAACGGGATCTGTTATTCCATACTTCAAACAATTGATTCAATCAAATTCAGAATTCTTACCAATCACTGATCAACGAATGACTCGATTCTTATTAACATTGGAATCAGCAGCTAAATTAATCGAGTGGTCATATAATAGTCCGCATTCACATGGAAAGATTGCAATTCCAAAAGTTCAATCATTTAAAATTACAGATATCGCTCGAGCATTGATTAAACATTATACAGGTGATGAGAATAGTATTGAATTACGAACCGTTGGAATTAGAAAAGGCGAAAAACTGCATGAAGAAATGATTTCAGCAGAAGAATGGATGCGTACGGAAGAACACGAACATTATTTGATTAGTGATGATATCATACATGATAAATGCGTTTCTTATAATTCATATGATTCAGTAATGCCTGGAGAACAAGTATATGATTTTTTAAAATCAACTAAGGTTATTTAATGAATAAAGTATTAGTATTGGGCCATAGTGGTATGTTAGGCCATATGGTTGCAAAGTATTTATCCGATAACAATTGTGATATTGTTACGTGTGAGTATAGATATCCCAGTACACAATTCAAAGAATTTATTAAACAATTTAATGGAGATTTTATAATTAATTGTATCGGTGCTATTCCGCAACGAACTAAAGACTTTTCAATTAATTATGAATTACCAATTTGGTTGGATGCAAATGCTAATTGCAAAATAATACATCCAGGCACTGATTGCGAAATGGATTCAGATGATTATGGCATATCTAAAAAAAGAGCTAGAGACTATATAGTAGAACATAGCAATCAAACTAAAATATTAAAATCATCAATAATTGGCCCAGAATTAAATTCAAACGCTAGCTTATTAGAATGGTTCTTATCACAAACAGATTTAGTATATGGTTATACTAACGCAATGTGGAATGGTAATACTACTTTAGAATGGGCCGAACAATGTTATGCATTAATTAATTCATGGGATTCATATAAAATAGAAACTATATTACAAGGCGAATGTGTTTCAAAATTTGAATTATTAAATAAATTCAAATTGGTTTTTGAAAAAGAAATCATTATATTAGAAAAAGAAACTGATTTAATTGACAAATGTCTTGTTGGAGATATTAAAACTAATAATATTAATGATCAATTAAACAAGTTAAGAAAGTATTATTATGATCGTTGATAATTATTGTGTTGGAATACTAACATTCTCTAAAAGAAAAAAATACATTGAAAATTTACTAAATCAAATTCGACTTGATTCAGACATTCCAGTATATTTATGTGTTAATTGTGATTACAATCAACCATTTGATCCAAAATATCGAGACTTCATATTAAAATTATGTTTAAAACATAAAAATGTATATCCGTTATTTTATTTAAAATTTCGAGGTTTATCTAAAGCGTGGAATGATATGGTTGTAAATGCATGTTATGATAATCTAATTATCATGAATGACGATTCAACTATTCAACCTGGATTCTTTGATGAGATTACTAATCAATATGAACAATTATATGCAAATGAAACAAAACGCATATTGAAAATAAATAATGGTTGGGCTTGTTTTATAGTAAATAAAGAATATTTAACATCTGTAACATTCTTTAATGAAAAATACATTGGAATTGGTTTTGAAGATGCTGAATTCGTAGGCAGGCACGGTGACTATCCGGGGCATATGACGGAGAAATTTATTGATTTAGCATCAGAACCAGAATCATTTAATAGTTTTCCAAAAAATGAAAACATAACAATGCAATCAGAAAAATCATATACATCGATCAATATTGAAATATTTCAATCTAATTCTGGAGATCATCAAAATCCAAAACCATATGAACAATTTTATGTAGAAAATTACAATAAAATTTTCGGAGAATTATGATATTTTTTAATGAATATTTACAAGGCATAGCAGATGTATCTCAGGTTGGGTTTTCGACAACTAGTCCACAATATATTCCTGAATATTATTTAAATGAAGGTACGTTTATTATATTTAGGACTTGCCATTCATATGGCGATTGGGTTATATTGTCAGCGATGCCTAGATTACTCAAACAAAAATACCCAGACTGTACAGTAATTATACCATCACCTGAATGTATTGCTAAATTTTTTAGTCCAGGTACGTGGATGAATAAACACGAAAATCCATTTAACAACGTAATAGAAGTATTTGCAAATAATCCATATGTTGATGGTATGATAGATGATATACCTGCAGGATATCCTATATATCATGATCATTTTAGAATTTATGATACGGATAAACCAGATACCGCATTAGTTCAACAGATGCTTAAATTTTGGAGATTTGCAGATCATGAAATGCAAGATTGTGAACCAGAATTATATTGGTCAGATGATGAACAAACTCAAGGTAATGCTATCATTAAAACATTGTTCGGCAAAGAAGATTTTGGATTTCTATATATAGATGACACATTCTTATATTCAATTCATCTAGAAGAATCAGAAATACAACGGCGCCGCAATTTAATTCAAGAAGAAATAAATAATCACGATCTAACATGGTTATATTTTTCAGCAGGCGATAAATTTAGATATAAAACATCTGGTAATGTTATAGACGTTAAAGATATCAAAATGACTTTACGCATACAAAATTATGTTAAAAGCAAAGCAAAGACAATAATTGGATTTCAAGGAGGATATGGCACAGACTGTATGTCTAGATATGCACAATGCTACGTAGTGCCATTGCATCAGAATTCATTAAATGAACATATACAATACAAAACAACTTATTTAGGAGAACATGTTAATAGCAACACTTAATCATAATCTACCTACATGGACGGATAATTTAGTAAATCAATTAAAACGAGATTCATACTTTGAAAAATGTGAATTGATGGTACTAGATAATGGGTCTACAGAACCGTTAGCACAAACAACTACACATCGGTTAGATGAAAATATATTCTTTGGCGGCGGGTTCAATGTAGTATTAGATTATTTTTTACAAACAGATCATGAATATCTTTATTTTTTAAATAATGATCTCGTATTTCACGGCCCAGCATTCTTAACAACATCGATGCGCGAAGCTTTAGAATCAGACGCATCAGTTTATTCGCCATCAGTTATCAATGCATCTATAGATCAATGTCATTGGAAACAAATGTGGAATTGGGGTAAAGGATTACGAACAACACGTTGGATTGATTTTCAAGCCCCATTGCTCCGGAGAGATATCTTAGAAAAAATACAACAGTTTCCAAATGAATTAATATATGGATGGGGACTAGATTTTTATGCAGGTTGCGTTGCTGAACAATACGGATTGAAAACCATTGTATCAGACAACAATACTATTGCACATATGAATTCATTAACATTTAAAGAAAACAAGATAAACATTGGAGTGTCGGAATTTTGTAGGAATGCAGAATCAAATATGAATTCATATTTTTTGAATTCTGAATTTAATTCATTATATTCTATTATGAGACAATACGGAGAAAACTATACAATATGATATCACTAATTATACCTAGTTACAACAATTTGCGACATTTAAAAAATGTATACGCAAGTATTCAAAAACATGCGCCAGAAGCAGAAGTTATTTTATTAGATGATGGTTCAACAGATGGTTCATGGGAGTGGATGCAACAAGTAGAGTCTGAAGTAAATAATAAAACCAGAATAATAAGAAGCGAAAAACGTGTAGGTCACACAATACTATATGACAAAGGCATTGAACTTGCTACAAATGATATAGTGGGTATCTTACATGCTGATATGATTATTGGTCCTTTGTATATCGAAAATATGTTAAAGCACTTACAACCAGGGAAAGTTGTCTGTGCAACCCGTATAGAGCCACCTTTACACCCAGAAGGTAAAGAAAAGATCATAATGGATTTCGGACAAGACTTTGATACATTAGATATCGATGCATTTGAAGAATTTGTTATGCATAAACAAGAAGAAGAATTAGACAAAGTAACATATGGAATGTTTGCTCCATGGATTCTTTACAAAAAAGATTTCCAAGCAATAGGAGGACACGATCCGCTATTTGCCCCGTTCCCATACGAAGATTCAGATATCTTTCAACGATGGATATTAGCAGGATATGAATTAATTCAAAGCCGAGATGCATTTGTATATCATTTAACTTGTAGGGGCCATCGATGGACAGAACAAGTGGGACAAGATGATGATTATTTTAAAAAAGTATCCGAAAGAGCAGCACGTAACTATTTACGAAAATGGGGAACGTGGGTTGAAAATAATGAATATCAATATCCAATCATTACACCCAAATACAATATTGCATATCGAATAGAAAATTGTAGCAATGATTTATTAAAGTTGTTAGAACCATTTTGCGATAGAATATATTCTGACGCTGAATGGATGAAGTATATTACTTTAGAACAGCCAAATACAATGTATGATTTAACAAAACGATGTCACTTATTAACTAATACAGATCGTTATGATTATGATGATATCATAGTTGAAATTGATGGAAGTCGTTTTACACAACAAGATTTAAGTTATTTACAAATGCTACCAAAAATTATAACTGAATCAGGAGAACCAGGAACATTTAATTTAGGCAATTTAACAATTACAATTGTAACTATAAAATCATATCTTGACGATTTAATAAATCTAACTACAAAAAAATAACATAAACAATGTCCTTTGCTATATTTATATAAAAATAAAAAAAGGAGAGAATTTATGGCAAAGTTTACGGACATTTTTAAAAATTCAAATGACTTTAACGAAAAAACTATTATTGGTTTTATGTCATTTGCAGTAATGACCATTGCAATGTTTGTTGATTTAGTTACTGGTTATTTTGGTAACGAATTAAAATTAAATGAATACATTTATAATTCATTTGTTGTTGTAACATTAGGTAGCTTAGGTATTGCAGGTTTAGAAAAATTTGCAGGCAAAGGAAAAGATACTACTACTGAGGAAGAATAATGAGTTTAAAAAGTTTACAAGAAAAAATTGGTGTTACGGCAGATGGAGCATTTGGCCCAGGCACAATGAAAAAAGCAATGGAGTTTTATAAATTAACTCCGGTTAGAGCAGCTCACTTTTTTGCGCAAACGTCACATGAAACTGGCGGCTTTAAGGCCTTTTCAGAAAATTTAAATTATTCAGCATCGGGTCTACAAGGGATCTTTGGAAAATACTTTCCTGGAACATTAGAAGAGTCTTATGCGCGGCAACCAGAAAAGATTGCCAACCGAGTGTATGCAAGCCGAATGGGGAATGGCGATGAAGCATCAGGGGATGGTTGGAAGTATCGGGGCCGAGGTGCACTACAACTCACAGGAAAAGCGAATTATCAAGCATTTGCAGAATATCTTAAAAAACCAGAAATACTAGATACCCCAGATCTAGTTGCAACAACATATGCATTTGAATCAGCAATGTTCTTTTTTGATCGTAATAAACTTTGGTCTATTTGTGACCAAGGCGTTAACGATGCAGCTATCTTAGCATTGACAAAAAGAATCAACGGCGGAACTCATGGTTTAGAAGATAGAAATGCTAAAACTAAAAAATATTACGAATACGTAAAATAAGGAATAAAATATGCAATTAAGTGAACACTTATCATTAGCAGAAGTTACACGCAGTGAAACTGCAAAACGTCGCGGAATTAGCAATATGCCTACAGACGCACATATTGCAAACTTTAAATTATTAGCTGAAAAGGTTTTTGAACCAATTCGCAATCATTTTGGTAAACCAATTCATATTTCATCTGGATATCGCAGTAAAGATTTAAACACAGCAATCGGAGGAGCATTAAGCTCTCAACATTGTTCGGGTGAAGCTATTGATATTGATATGGATGGTCATGCAGGCGGCGTCACTAATAAAATGGTATTTGATTATATTAAAGACAATTTAGAATTTGATCAATTGATTTGGGAATTTGGAACAGATGCTAATCCGGATTGGGTTCATGTATCATATGAATCTACTGGTAAGCAGCGCAAACAAATTCTTCGTGCGGTAAGAAAAGGCGGAACAACTTCTTACGTACCTTACAAATAAGATATCGCAATGAAAACAACCACATTAACAGCAACAGGAATATATTCATTGAGTACAATTGCAGCATTTATCTGCACTTATTTTTTCAACTTAGCAATGGCAAACTCAGATCAATATTTGGCATTAGTTGGAGTAGTAATGGCAGATGGCTTCTTTGGCGTAATTGCTGGAGTAAAACGAGAAGGTTTTCAAACCTATAAGGCACTTAAAGTTTTAAAAACTTTAGTAACATGGATTATTCTTCTTACTGTGTTGTTAATGGTTGAAAAAGGATTTAAAGGGACTAGTTGGTTAAGTGAGACCGTTCTAGTCCCTTTTATTATATTTCAATTAA